GCTCGAAGCGATGCTGAGCGATTGGGTGAATCGCCACTGCCACACAACCTTCTACCGGATAACAGACGTGACCGAGTACGTGCTCACGGAAGAAGACATACAGGACGCCAACGCCTAGCCCCACACGCAGCAGGAGATAGACATGCACACAGACAAGGCGATAGCAGAGTTCGAGGCGTGGTGGGACAGGCAGCCTCACCGCGAGCAGTTCGAGGACGTGAAGGACCAGATGCGGAATGTTTGGCTGGCGTCGCGGCGGGAGCTGGTGATCGATCTGCCGGAACGGTTCGACAAGTACGACAGCGGCGACTGGACATATTGGGCCGACGGCGTTGATGCCGCCATCGAAGCAGCCGGCGTAACGGTGAGGGGGTGAGATATGTTCATGACTCCGCAAGAAGTGGCGGACCTGACCGGCTACCAGAAGCCCAGCAAGCAGATTGCCTGGCTCACGGCTGAGAAGTTCGGGTTCGTGGTAGGCGGCGACGGCCATCCCAAGGTGCTGCGCGACGTTGTATTGTCGCGCCTTGGAGCCGCCAAATCATCCAAAAAGGAGCCGCAGCTTAGGCTGACCGGCTAAGGACACGAGCATGCGCCCGAGGAAGAAGGACCGGCACCTGCCGGCATGCATGTACCAGAAGCACGGAGCGTTCTATCTGGTTCGCAAAGGGAAGTGGGAGCGACTGAGCGCGGATCTGCAGGAGGCTCTGCTGATCTACGCCAAGCGCATCGCGGCAGGGAAGCAGGGCGGCATGCCTGGGCTCATTGATCGAGCGCTGACCCATCACCGCAAGAGGATCAGCGAGAACACCGCCAAGCAGTACGAGGCAGCGGCCGAGAAGCTGAAGACGATATTCGCCGAGTTCGAGCCGCACCAGGTGCTGCCAAAGCATGTTGCCGCGGTGAAGATGGACCTGGCCGACACGCCAAACATGTGCAACCGGATCCTGTCGTTCCTGCGCATCGTGTTCGGCTATGCCTTGGAGTGGCAAGAGGTCGACTCAAATCCCTGCATCGGGATCACCAGACACGCAGAGGGACGGCGAGACCGGTACATCACTGATGCTGAGTTCTCAGCGCTTCTAAACGCGGCGAGCCCCTACATTCGATCGATCCTCGAAATGTGCTACCTGACCGGCCAGCGCATCGGGGACGTGATCGCTATCCGCCTGGCTGACATCAGCGACGAGGGCGTGTCGTTCGTGCAGGAGAAGACCGGCGCCAAGCTTATTGTGGCCATGACGCCTGATCTGCAGGCCGTAATCGACCGAGCGAAGGCACTGCCGCGCAAGGTCCGCACGCTGACTTTGTTCTGCTCGCGCACCGGGAAGCCGGTCAGCTATGAGACAGTCAAGGAAGCGTTTCAGGCGCTGCGCGAGAAGACTGGCATCCATGACGTGAAGATCCACGACATACGCGCGAAGTCGCTCACTGATGCCGATCGGGAGGGCAAAAACGCGCAGACACTCGGGGGCCACACGGACGCCAGGATGACCGCCAGGTACCTGCGCGGCCGGTTGCCGAAGATAGCCCAGGCGCCGCGTATGCCTTCAAATATAAAGAGTAAGACCATATGACCCGAGCCCTACCACGGTGCGTATATTTGAAGCACGGCTCTTACTATCTAGTGAAAGACGGGACCTGGCATTTCCTTACAAAAGACCCTCGCGGAATTAACGAGCAGCTTTTCTTGAGGTTCGGGTTCGTCGACGGAATGGTGCCTTATGGCGGATCAAAAAGACCGTGCGGATTGGCAAAGGAACGGGGCTCACGCAGAAGCGCCATCGATTCTTACATGACCAATGTGCTTGCCCGAGCCAGGCAGAATGCCAAAGGCAGAGGGAGGATCCGAGAGTTCACTCTCACTCCTGAAGAGACGCTTCAAAAGCTCAAGGAATGCAAGTATCGGTGTTCAGTAACTGGCGTTCCGCTGTCCCTCGAAGTCCTGTCTCGCGACGGAAGAAAGCCGTTCGCGCCAAGCATCGATCGCATAGACAACGAGCGAGGTTACACCGCCGATAACTGCCGAGTCGTATGCCTGGCGGCAAACATTGCCATGAACACCTGGGGAGACGAGGTGCTGCTCACCATGCTCAAATATGCAAAGAACCTGCAACGTATTGGACAGCGGCAGGACCAAATAGACAGCGAATTCATAAGTACCTGAATGCAAAGCGATATTAAGCACACGCCAGTAATGCAGCAGTAGGGTAAGAATCAGTCTGGAGGCCGCATAGAGTAAGGCTTACAGCGATTCGCTGTCTAAAACTCAACTGCAACATAGCGCAGCTACAGGCCAGAAACTACGCGGGACGCTGACCTAGTATTAGACAGCATTCCGCACCCATCCCAGCCCGTCCGGGCAATCTCAATTCCCCTTCACCGCGTCATATGAAACCTGGCACGTCAGTCCTGCCGCTCGGCTTCGATCGGCAAATTCAGCAACTCCTCCCGCAGCCTCATCAATCCGGCTGAGCATGACGGCAAGCAGATCTCGGGCGGGTTCGGCTGCCTGGCCTCCACCGGAAGAACCGGCACAGCTGGCGGGTCGGCGTGATAGCTGGGCAACTCGTGCGCGCAGCCGGCTAGCAGCGTCATCAGCGGCAGCAGCATCAGCGGCAACCGCGGCGATTTGTTCTTGTGCATCACGGCGTATTCCCTCGATAGCGGTTTGTCGGCGCTGTTCTTCGGATCGGGCTCGGGCTTCGGCCTTGCGTGCGGACTCTGCGTAGCCGGCCTCCAGTTTGCTGATTCGGGCCTGATACCGATTCCCCTGCCACTGCCACGCCCCGGCAGCAGAAAGCGCCATCAGCGCAAGCACAGCGGCTCCTGCGGCTATCAGCTTGTACTGCTTGAGCAGGGCGATCATCGCATCACCTCCCGCACCGCCGCGGCGAAGTTCCGCCCCCACTTGGCGCGGAGCTCTGCGCGCTGCTCGGCAGTGCCACGATCATATGCGCCAGGGCGCCACGTCTTCAGGTAGAGCCGCCAGCCGCTTTCCACGTCATCCGGGCTCGGCAGCCGGCCCGGGTCGCTCCAGAGCAGCAGGCGAGCCAGGCCAGCGGCGAGCACGTCGTCATGCTCGATGGCAGTCCAGATAGATCGGTTGTCCGGCGCAACGCCACGCGCACGGTACATCACAGCGGCATGGGCTTTGGTGGCTTCATGGGTGCGAACGCCAGCAACCATCCCGCCGCCGAGCTCACCCTGCCAGAATGACCGGGCCGGGCCGTTGCCCATCTGGCGCCGGTGGACGAATCGGCTTTCCTGCAGCCCGATAGCCAACAACATAATCTCGGCCTCTCGGCTCGACATCCGCGCAGGCAGCAGCGCGAGAGCGGGCGCTATGGCTCGCTCCCGTATTTCAGAGAGGGTCATGGTTTTCTCCAGGCGAAAAAAAACCGCCCGGAGGCGGCTTGTTAGGGTGCCGGGGTTACGCCGGCCAGCCCGTTTCGAGCATGGCCGGGTCATAGGTTCCTGCTGCGATCTCGTCTAGCAAGGCCTCTTCCCGGGCGAAGCAGGCCGACACGTAGTCATAGACCGCATCACCGATGGCTACCATTTCGGCGTTGGTTGTTGGACGGAATACGACGACGCCTGTTGCCAGATCGATGCACTTCCAACCCTTGCCGTCGACACGGAGCGCCCGGTCGATGGCTCGATTTTCCTGCACGATCTTGTCTTGCGACTCGCGGTCGGTGGCGATGCCGTAGCCCTGCCAAGTGATGCCGGAAATCTCGTGCTTGTAGCGCTCGGCAGCGATGACGGCGCGATGGTCAACTCCCGGCGCTTCAGGCGCAGCGAAAGACTCACCATTATAAGTCCAGCCGGGCGCAACATCAGAGCCGCATTCCGCCCATTGCAGCGACGGGTGAAAGCGTCCAGTCGGGTCAATTTCCGTGATTTCGGCCACGGTGCCGTTTTCGATTCGTGCCCACATAGTCATCACCACTGAATAAGAACGAGGCCACGACCACCTGTGCCGCCGCCACCAACGCCGCCAACGCCGCCGCCCCCGCCCCCGCCGAAGTCATCGCCGGCGCTGCCGGACGAACCGCTTCTACCGGCAGCGCCGAACATGCTCGACCCGCCATTACCGCCACCGCCGCCACCGCCAGTATCGTTTG